AAAAGAATTGACGAAAACTTCTTTGCCAACCAAGTTGCTAATAGACCAGAGACGATCTGTGATATTAGTATCAGCAACAGTAGAAGCAGAAGTTGGGCCAATGGCGGTAGAATGGTCTGGGGTGGATGCTTGACGAAAAGAAATACCCAGACCGGCGTCTTCGACGTTGGTCTCATTAGGGGCGGTCTCAATGCCCGCTGCCACAGCTGACTGGGCTTCGATCCGCTGACGCTTCGCTGCGTCACGCACTTCGAAATACGGATCTAGCTCTCCGAGTGCGCCGTATGCTAAGTTGGGCAGTTGATATTTCTCAGCAAACGCGCGATCGAACCAATCATAAGATGGAAGGACGAAAGGATGTCGCAAGTTATCAGCAGCGACAAGAATACGGTCACGAAGATCATCGAAGAACTCTTGACCATAGAAGTATGCGTACTTCAGTGCATCCGCACAATTCTCCTCACACGACTTCCAGTCGTCGTTGGATTTACGAACCCAGTTGGTAAGTTCGTAAATGGTGTTAACATCCAACAAGGGGACATAATTCCGGCCAACTTTCCGGAATCCAGCTTTTAGAAAGGTCCAGTCCAGAATGGGACGGAACTCGACAAGGGCTGAAGACTTGTCAGGGGATGTATACTCCATACCGAGGGACGAAAGACAATGTCCAACGGTGATCATATTAAACCACGCAATGATTTTGCGTGATACGGAGTTAATATTATCATCCCCGTAGAACTTTGCTACCACATACTTACGATAGAAGATAGGATCAGCATACTCAGGAGCATGTTGACGCGCTAACTGCAAGAAAGCATATGTCATCAAGATTCTACCGGCAACAGTATTAATCGGGGTCGTTAGAAAATTACCCGACTTGTTGCCTGTGTGGCAATGAAAAACAGTATTGCCACACAACATTTGAGTGTGGACATACTCGTCAAAGAGTATGGTACGATGCATGGCATTGACTGGGCCATCATCATACAACCTGTTGATTATATCGCCTACGGCATAAATAACTTCTGGCATAAGAGTGCCATCGTAATTACCGTAATCTCCGGCAAAACCAACATCAGAGACCGACAGCAGATCTTTTGCTAAACGGTCCCAATCTCCAGAACAGGTGTCCAAACCTGGAGCGGAAAAACCCTCGTTAGGATGACTAAACAAGGAAGCAGCAAAAGCACCAAGATACTTACGCGATTGAATCGTAATATCAACTGGCGCATAGATGAACGTCCGGGTCTTCCCAATAGCAATCTTTGCTATAGGTCGACGCTCATCTTTCAATGTTGGAATCCAGAGCGACTCTGGAAGACGCTCAGCTTGTGATGACAAAAGCTGCCGTTTATCCAGTCTCGATCTTAAAAGAGGATGGTTAACCACATACTTGAACCCCTGGGGCCTACTCGAATCAACTTCTTGTTTAAACAAAAAGCGTTTTCCAGTTTGGCCATGGGGGCGCACAGTATTATAAGGATGACCAGGCGCAGTCGACATGTCTAGAGGATCGGCGTGTGAAATTTGGGGGATACCATTAATGGCTTCCTCCTCAGTCCACACCTCGATTTTATCTCCAGACACTAACGACCGCAACTCTTCAAAGACCGATTTAGTCGCCATTGCTAGCAACTCCGGATCTAACGGTTTGGCAGGACGGCCAAACTTCTCAACACCACGCTTGATCATAGGCGTGGGTTCCAGCAAACAGGGGTCAG